CTTCGTCACTAATTGATTTAATTGCACTTAACCCTATGCCAAATGCAATTCTTAATTCATCTGAACTAGGAGCTATTGGCTCAATTGTTGTAGCTCCTACTAGATAATTTTTAAAACTAGTATCATACGACCTGGTTAGTACAAACAAGTCAATAATGTTTGTTACACTAGGATCAATTCTTCTATCTTCACTAGCTGAATGTGTGTATTGGAATTTTAAATTGTCTCTTCCAATACATGCTTTGTATGTACTTTCTAACACTAGTGTATTAGTTGTTCTGTCAACACGTTTAACTCTATTTTGTGCAACATCATAAAAGTATATTAACTGACCGTCTGTATAATTGTTAACATTAACTAATGACTCTTTTTCAATAATCAAAATTGGAGTTACTGCCGTATCAATTATATTATAAATTGTTGTGCCGTATTCGTCTTTAGCAGATTTAAAAAATAGATATTTTAAGTCAAGATCTTCACCAACAACATTAACAAACGATTCTGGATTATCAATTACTCCGTCGGCATCTGAATCTCTAAAACCTAACTTAATTTCACTTGCACTTTCATACCCGTCATCGTATGCAATAGTATCCGAAACTTCAAACGGGTAATCTTGGATCAATGAACCTATACCAACATTTAATGAATTAATACCTAACACATTGATCATGTCTTTTTCAACCTTGCCAGTTAAGTTATTATATGCTTTTTCATTTTTATCAAAATAAAATCTATTTTGTTTTTTACTACCAAATACATAATTTAGTGTTCTTATTCTTACAACGTACTCGTCATTCTCTTTAACAAATGCAACAATCCAAGAACTATCTAAATTGTTGTTTGATATATCACCTGTTTTACCTAAACTAAAAGATGCTGTTAAGTTTAAGTTTTGATTTTGAATAATTTTCCAACTTGCCGTATCTTGTTCAAATCGCAATCCAAAGTTTAAATTAGCAAACGCTTGGGTAACCATTGACGATTCAAGGGCGTCTGAAAGATCACTAACAAACTTAGGAACAATCCTCGAAGCAACTGCTCCTGAAGGAACATTATCATTAAACACTACCGGACCTACGCCTTTAGCATTTGCTCCTGTTCCTGCGTTTGTTCCGTCACCTGCAACACTTATAACTTTTGTCCATATAAAACTTTTTTGTGTAGCATCAGTTGTATCTGTAGTAACTAAGTTTCCATTTTTAAATGACTGTCCTGTTGGAGCTGTAAATTTAACATTTGCTCCTGGAGAAATATATTTTAAGTTGTTTGTAGAATATGTTCCTACTTTTAGTAATGACAGATCAACTTTGTTCTGAAAATACCCTGTACCAATATTAACATCATTAGTTGATGCAGTCCATACAATGTTATCTCCTGAAAACAAGATCTTATCAAACTTTGTAAAATAAAAATTATATACATCAGTATCTGTAAACACTTTTTCTACTTTTTGTTTAACAAAATTAATAATGTCTGCTCTATTTGCAAATTTAAAAGAAAGCTGTTTTTCTTCTTCTTGTTTATAAATGTAGCCGTCTGTACCAAACACATTAATAGAACTATATTTTCCACTTGCATCAATAATATCAAAGTTTCTAGAAAGGCCGCTTGATGTTCTATTTGTTGCTTTTACTTTTAAAATATTCTGCGAACTTGCTAAAGGTGCAAGATTATAATCTTCACCTGTAATCATTCTATTTTGTGTGTAATATTGTGCCGGAGCATTTTGCTTAATTGAAGCTAATGACTCAGTTGCTGTTGCTGTTGAAACAGATGACTGTAAAGCTAACCCAATTGTTAATGCATGTTGCACACCTTGATCGTTAACATAGTCAACTGTAATACTAATGTTTTTCATTTCATTAGGATTAATAGTATAATTTAAACCATTACTAATTCTGTAATATGACCTAAAAGATCCTTGTGGTAAATTACCATAAACACCGTCTGCAAAAATTAAATCAACTTTGTCGTTTTCTTTAGTTTCAGTTGCATATATGTTTCTAATGTTTCCTTGTAAGCTATTGTAAGCAATATTGTTGCCAGTAAGACTAGAAACTTGAGTCCATTCAGTAGTTTGATTGCCGTTGCCATTTACAGCAAACAACCAAACATCATCGTTATTAATATTTGACGTATCAATTGCAACCTTTTCATTTGTTGACGGCGAAGGAATAGTAAAATCTGCTAGTTCTAATGCACCCTGTTTAAACTGTAGAAAGAACCCTGTATTAGTACTTGCAGGGCCTTTGTTATCCTGTCTATAAACAAACCCCATTTGATTGCCTGGAGTTGGCGACTCTTCATAAAGTTCTTCAGCATCTTTAAAAGAAGTACTTACAATTTCAAAAGTCATATTTCTGCCAGCTACCGATTTAGCAAAATTAAACAAAGGAACATCAGTACCAATTGATCTAAATCTATATTGTTCTGTTGGAATACTTTGAATAGTAGCAGTACCTTGACTTCTACCAAATTTTGTGTTATCAGACATTGAAGCATCAAGTGCTAAAATAAATTGCTCTGCCCAATTAGTATTTGTTGGGTCGTTCCAACGAATTACTTGACTTGCAAGGTTTCTACCATTACTATCAATTAGTTCTTCTGTTGTGCTAACTGATGTAAATTTTAGCAGCCCTTTTGCAGGAACGTTACGTTTAGCATTATAACTAAGCATTTTAGCAATACGTAATACACTTTCTTTACGTTCTGCTAGTTCAATAAAGTTTTCTCTAGAAGCTAAATCAATACGGAATGAAAGACTTTGACCTAAAAATGCAATAGCATCAATGAGCGCAAGGTATTCTGAGCTTTCAATGTAATCGTTAAAATCTTCTGGGTAGTTTTCACGCAGATACGTAATAATCACACGTCTTAAATTTTCAAAGTCGTATGATTTAAAATCTGCATTAGCGAATGTCTGGTAGATACGGGTCCAGTCTTCGTTAAGTAGTAAGTTGTTTTGTCTTGACGTTGTGCTCATTGTTTAATCCTATACTGTATTTACCAATGTTTATTAAGTGCTTACTTTATAACCGAACTGTTTTTATCAAAATCAAACTGCATCCTTTCAGTAACATTAAATGGAACATATGTTACATCTGCTTGGATGCGAATTCCCATTTCTGTACTATCAACACTTATTTGATTTACAACTATTCTAGGGTCATAGTTTATCACATCTTGTACATCCTGTGCTATTAAATCTTTAACTTCGGGTGTAAATTGTTCAAAAATCATATCCCAAATGATAGTTCCAAAATTAGGATTTTCTAATTTTTCACCTTTTCTAATATAAAAATGATTTATAATATCTTGCTTTACAAGATCAATATCATAAAGTTTAAAGTTGTCTGGCTGGTTTTGCGAACTAAACCCTTTGTAAGTATAAACTGTTGAACCAGCTGATCCAACAGATGCTTGGTTAGTCGATACTGTTTTCTTATTGTATAGTTTTGCCATTATTGATTCTCCTCTCTATCGGTTGCTGATGGAGTTGTTTGTCCAGGTGCTTGGTTTTCGTGCAATGCCCAAGGCTCGTGCTGTGGAACTCTACGCATAATAGATGGAATTGTGCCGTCTAAGAATTTACTGCTTGACCATTCTTTATCTGGGTTTGTTCTTATATTATCGTATGTAATTAAATCTGTAATTGTTAATGCAGTGTCGGCCTGTGCTGCTCCTGTTGCTGCTGGACCATTAAAGTGTATGTTAGGACTTGCTGACATAAGAATGTCGCCGCCTGCGGCAACTTCTGTATTAGCGCCTGATGTTAAGTAATTGTATCCGCCGGTGTTGATATCCCAGTTTGCTTGTGTGTCTGATCTATCACCAATTGTTTGAATATCAGTAGTTCCGCCAACATAATGTCTGTGATTGCCAGCGACTGAAATATCTAAATCTCCAGCAATAGACTCATCAGCTGCATTGTTATAAGTTCTTGTTTCAATTTTTCCGTTAGCACCAATTAATATGTTAGTGTTGAACGCACTTTCTATTTGTACTCTACCACTCTCTTGTTTAAGAGCATCTTCAATTTTTGCGGGTTGATCTAAACTATCAGGTGACTGGTATTGAGCAGTTGCTTTAATGTTTACATTACGTCCTGCTTCCATATTGATATCTCTACCTGCTTTAATATTAACATCATTTTTAGAATGTACACTAACGCTATCGTTTGCAAAAACATCTATTTTTCCATTAGAGGTTAGTTCGACCCAAGCTGTTCCTTTAGCATTACCAATGTAAATTAAATCTTCAGTATTGTGTAAAAGTATTTGATGTCCTGTACGTGTTCTAAGTCTTGCATATTCATTATAAGGAAGATCTGTTATACCTGCTTGAGTTGCATCACTTGCTTCAACATATTCTACAGGTCCGGTATTAGGAGCAGATTTTCTAATGTAACGATCATCGCCATCGTCCATAACAAACTGTGTTCCGCCTAATCTTGTAACAGGAATAGCAACTGATTGACTTTCAGTTGTTCCTACTTGATAGCGTTTTCCTGTTGATGAATAATCTAATGGGCCAGGAGTGCTAATACCAAAAACTGCATTAGGATTGTTGCGCCTACTAGTTGTAGTGCTAACTCCTCTAACATCATCTTCTAAAAGTCCCTGTGCTAAAAATCTATCTGCAATTGGATGTAACGGTTTAGGAATTGCTTCTGCATCTGTTTCACGGTCATTAATATTATGTCTTTTATTAATTTCACCAACTGGCAACGGCTGTTTAGTGTTATAATATTTTTTCTGTTCTTCTGTTAATGCAACTAGAGAACTGCGGCCTTCTTGTGTTGGGTCAGTATCAGCTGCTCCGATAGCAGGCACCATGTGATTAGAAAATCTTGGAGGAACACATGCAAACCAATAGCCGTTTGCAGGGTCGCCATCTATAAACATAATCATAATAGTTACGCCAACATCTGGCGGTACCATCCACATCCCATAAGATTGCTGTGTATCTTTAAAATCTGTTTGATTCATACCCATTGCTTCAAATGGAGTATATCCAAAGAAAGGAGAAGCATAATTTACAACATAGGTTTTACCTTCAACGCCTAACTCGTTACCTTGATCTTTTAAAAGAGTAACTTTTAGTCTGCCGTTAAACGTCGGATCTAAAACACTAATAACTTTTGCAAGATATGCTCCGGATCCTAAATTTGCACCTGTTGGTTGTTGTCTTGTTCTACGTTCGATAGCCATTATATTACAATCTCTCCATAAATTCTAATTGTGTTTCCTTCAGAATCAAACGATTCTGAAAACGGTTGTGATCTATCAATATTAAAGTTTACAAGAGTACCGTTTGCCTGTCGACGTTTTTCTATTAACTTAGGTTTAGATTTAAACGATTCCGAACTTGCTGGTTTTAATGACCCTGCTGGGCCTGTCGGAAGTCCTAAACTTTTTAAGAATTCATTTGCAGATGTTTCAAGTGATCCCCCAGGCTTTGATGCGTTTATTAAATTGTCAAACGATAAAGTTGTCCAATCTTTAGCAGTAGCAATCTGCTGTGTTATGTTAGTTTTCTCAGGAACTTTATTACCAAGTACAACAGCTGGTGTATTAGTATCTGCGCCTTTTGGTAACTGGCCGTTAAAGTCAACTTCTTGTTGTTGCATTCTTAAGCATTTTAAGGTCTGTGTAAAATTACCTGCTCTAAATTCGCTATCAACTTTAATTACTTTGTATACTCCACTAAAAGGACTAGGTGCTGAATTTTTAAAATCATAAAGTCCACTTTCTGTATTAACATCAATTGGAGTTCTAAATGAAAGGTAAATGTAAACGTCTTGTCCTTCATAATTAGCCGATCCGTCACCGGTTGTCATTGAACGTGGCTTGGAGGATGCAACATAATTTCCAATTCCACTGTCAACTAGCCAGTATGTATCGCCTAAAATTTCTAAATCTAATTTAACTAAGTCTGTTGTTCCGTTTTGTGTAAATGCTTTTTGAAAGCTATCAGCAACTGTTTTTTCAACATCTTTAAATCCACTACCGCCCTGTCGGTTTAACATTGCAGCAATGTCTCTCTTAGTTTTTGTTTTACCAAGATTACCTGCTGTTGCTTCGCTGTTAGTAGGCTTAGGTGTGTTAGTTCCTACGGGTGGTGATGACACAGTAAAACGTTGATCCTGATTTTGTTCACTTGAAGTATTTGCAGGATTAGTTGGATCAGTGCCTGTAAAGAATAAGTTATTAATTTGAATATCAAATTTTAAAACATCAGTATTTTGTCCTGTATAGAGATACTGATAATGTTTGGCAATTGTTTTTTGAAGGGCTAATGTATTAACTGCTGACCCAGGAGTTTTAAATATACTCTGATGAACAAAATAAGGCACAACTCTATAAGTGTATCGTTTTGCAAAATCACCTATTTGTACATCGTACCCTAAAAACTCAACTTGAATATCGATCCTAAACCATTTAATATAACCTTCTGGTGTTAGATTATTTGATGCTTGGGTTCCGCTGATAGCGTCAACTGCATATTTTGAACTTAAAATTACTTGTGTTATAACATCTGTTAGCGGCTGCTTCTGTGTAAACAAGAATTCTCTAGACTTTTGATTAATTGACATTTTAAATCTGTCAACTCTGCCAGTTTCTTCATTGTATGCATCGCCTGCTCTAGAAAAGTTAAAGTTGCCGCCTTGCTCTGCATCAAATCCAAACGAGGCTTTGCCAATAGGGTTTGTACCAAATGCAGTTTTAGTTACTTGTCCACCTCCACCAACAACTGTTGTACTTGATGAAGATTTATCAGTTGCACCTTTATTAGAATTATTTGAATCTTTCTTTTGAGCAGTAACCCAGTCTCCTGACTTTTCAGGAAATTCAATTATATACTCGTCTGGCACTGAATACTTGCCTGCTGTAATAAGAGATAGCTCGTTATCATTTAAAACTTTTTCTAAACTGTTAGGACCAGACTTTAACATTTCTTCAACTGTTCCTTTGTTAGGAGCAGAAATATTAATGTCGTTAAACAACATATTAATAGTATCTAAGTAACCAATGTGGTTATACGGAAATGCTGACACTTTATACGAGCTACCTGATTCGTTGGTGTCAAATGTTACTGTTTTAAATTTTAGAACAAAGTATTTTGATTTTACTGATGAGCGTTTTGCCATGTCTTCGTCAAAGCCTTGAAAGTCAAGTTTTAAAAGATACGGTGCATCAAGATAGTTTGGCCAACCAGCTTTAATAGCAGCAACTTGCATAGACTCTAATAATAGTCCCATACTATATGGTTCAAAAATATCAAAGTCAAAATTCAGCGCATTTGTATTACCAGTTTTTTCACTAGCACTAATTGCTGCTGACATTCTAAAGTTGTCAATAAAAAATTCAGGTACGCCGGATGCTGTTTTTACTCGTGCATCATCGCCACGTCCTGCAGATGAAAATATAATTCCTGACTCAAATGTTCTAGATTTGTCTTTGCCGCCTGGAATAAAAATGTTTTGCTTATGCTTTGCAAATGATAAGTCTCCTGATCTATAGCTATCAGGCTTGTTAAACTGATCCGATGTTAGAACTGCAAGAGTCCATAACGGTGTCATTGAAGCAAACTGTTCTAACGGATTCTCAACAATATTAGGCAAAGTTCTAGTTGCTTTTTTGCTAGGCTCTCCAACGTTAGTTACTTCGCCACTTTCTGATTTACCTGCAGAGTTCTTGTTCATATGTTTGTCAATAAACGCAGAAGCTCCATTGTTTGTTTCAAGTGAGTCTTTGATAGTCGCTATTCCTGTTTTAATATTAGTAGCTTGTGACTCAATAGTATCAAGAACTTTCAACCCATCTGGTCTTAGCTTAGGACGAAGCCAATTACCACCTCCATTTTGAACTCGGTTTGCGGCACTTGGCGGCCAATCGTTAGGTTTGCCAGCACGGATCCAAGCATAATAATCTGCTGTATTTTTAAAAGGATTGTCAGTACCACCAGGTTTATTAGTATCTACTTTAATCTTTCTGCCGGTTATAGCATCTGTTATTTCGCGTATTGCCATTCTATACTCCTAAATGCTTCTTTAGGTTACTGTGTTTAGGAATATAAATCTGCGTTCCTACTTCAAAATCAAAAATAGGATCTTTTATTACTTCCATATTTCGTTGCACAAACACCCACCACAACTTAGGATCTTCGTAAAGATCAAATGCTAGTAGATCCGGACGATGGGTATAATGCGATTCTATTGTGTAAAGCACATCGTCATCTTCTGCTGGAACTGGTCTAATATCTAGTAATTCTAAATACAAAGAATTTTGACTTGTTGTTGCATACGGTGAGTTATTATTATATACAGCCATTATACATACCCCTTCAGTGTACCGTTGGCATACGATTCTAAACTAAATTGTCTCATTTTTGTTCTGTTGTAAATTGGTTGTACTTCTATCGAAATAGTACTTTGTCTAGGTACCCATGTTGGCTTAGCTCCCTGTGAAGCAGAGTTACACTGAATGTAATCAACATCAGTTGGAAAGTCTACGCTAAAAGATTTAACTACTACAGGTACATCGTTAAACACGTTTGCACCGTATCCGTTCAGCTTACATATAATTGGTGGGTTACCTTGATTTGCTCCTTGACCAAAAAACATCTTCGTTGACGTTTTAAAGAACGTAGTTGCTGCAATCCAATATAGTGCATCTTGTTCGCTTTCAGCTGTAAACTTGCCTGCAATGCTGATTGCGTCCACTTGTGAGTTCTTGTAAGCCTGATAAGGATAATTATTATGAACAGGATCAATTTGTGTGTAATTTGCGGATGTGGAGAATGTTACTTCTGGCAAGTATGGAAATACAACACCGTCAGTATTTTTTAACATATCAAATAATGGGTTACTACCAAATAGATCAAAAGGGGCTTTAATCCTTACACGCCAATCATTAGGATTAGTAGCTGACATTTTAATACCTGGGGCATCTGTTTGAAACAGTTCGCCACCTGCGGGGAGATTTATACCTCTTTTGAGACTTAACAAATTATTTAAAACACCAGCAGCAGCACCAACCCGTGCAGCCGCATCTTGGAAACCACTTGCTAAGTCGCCGCCAATACCTAATTTAGATATAGTAGATGAAATTTCGCTTAAACTGCCGGACACTTTATTGACTGTTCCTAACGCATCTACGCCGGAACTAAATGCATTGCTAACACCAGTGCCAACATCAGTAGCAAAATCTGATATACTGCCTGCGCCTAACTTAGTAGACACAGTATCAAGTGCTCCTGAAACATTGCCGCCAACAGTGGAAGCAAAACCTTGTATATCTGAAGTTGCTTGGTTTAACGCAGATCCAAGATCGCCGTTACGCAAACTGTTTGCTTTGTCTAGTGCTTCTTTGGCAGCATCGGGCACTTGTTTCAGTGCTGCTTTTTGTTGTTGGTCAACAGCTACGGCTACGCCGGCTACAAGTATTGCTAGTGGTGCTATTTTAGGTAATGCCATTTTGGTAATATTTCCTCTTAATAATACTATTTATTTACGGAATAATGTGCTATTATATTACTTATACAACTGGAGAACTAACTGATGACAATTGGGCAACCAAAAAAGGTGCTATACCTTACAAATAAAGACTTATTAGCTGAAATACACCGCAGTAAAGCAACATTCTGTTCATATACTGATGATTCATATGGTCAATACGACCTTATATTACCTTCATTAGATAAAATTAACATTAGAACTGTTGCCGATGCAAAAAGGGCTCGTGCTAAACGATTGAGCCAACAAGCACATGCGGCTGCTGTAAAAGAACGTGGTAAGAAGATACCTGCAAAAGAATTTGAAATTGATTATAGGAAAATGCAAAAAGAAGATTTAGTGTTTCGTATTATGTCATTCGAGCATGTGCCGGAAGACCTTCTTCGCAAAAAGACTAAGAAGACAGTTGCTGATCATCACGAGAAAGTAAACTTTCCACCCTTTCAACATTGGAAGTTTGATGACAAGGACAATTTAATCTGTGTAGGAAAAAGCCATTGGGTTGGCGGAATGGAAAACGGTTATTTTGATAAAGGCTGTGGACAGATGACTAATGACCTAGCAAGAATGTTTATGAAGCTATGTGATCGTTATGCAACTCGAGGAAACGTTCGTGGTTACACATACAACGACGAAATGAAGGGTCAAGCAATTCTACAACTAGCACAAATCGGACTACAATTTGATGAATCAAAATCTAATAATCCGTTTGCATATTATACTGCTGCTGTTACTAATAGTTTTGTAAGAATCATTAACATTGAAAAACGTAATCAAAATATACGTGATGACATTTTAGAAATGAACGGTATGAATCCTAGCTGGTCTAGACAAAATCAAGACACCGGAAAAGAACCGAAAAAATAGTTGACACACTGTTTTATATGTGTTACTATATATTAAGGAGTAAAAATGCCGTTATTTAAAAAAGCTGCTTGTTTCACCGATATACATTTTGGTATGAAGGGCGGAAGCAGGACGCACAACAATGATTGTGAAGAATTTGTAAAATGGTTTTGCAAGGAAGCTAAAGCTGCCGGTGCGGAAACCTGTATCTTCTTAGGAGATTGGCACCATAACCGTGCAACTACAGATGTAAGTACAATGAACTATACTGTATCTAATCTCGAAAGATTAAACGAAACTTTTGAAAAAGTATACTTTATGGTTGGTAACCATGATTTATTTTACAAAGACAAACGAGAAATTAACTCTATTGAGTTTATGCGGCTGTTTCCAAACATTATTCCAATTACTGAAATATACACCGAAGGCGAAGTAACAATGTTACCTTGGCTAATCGGCGAAGAGTGGAAAACAGTTCCTAAGATACAAAGCAGATATATTTTTGGACATTTTGAATTGCCATTATTTTATATGAATGCATTGGTGCAGATGCCTGATCACGGAACACTCCAAGCAGAACATTTTATTAATCAAGAATATGTATTCAGTGGACACTTCCACAAACGCCAAACTAAAGGCAACGTTACTTACATGGGTAATGCTTTCCCTCACAACTATGCAGATGCATGGGACGATGATCGAGGAATGATGTTTTTAGATTGGGGCGGTACACCTGAATATAAAACTTGGCCTAAGCAGCCAGTGTTTAGAACATTTAAACTTAGTCAGCTACTTGAAGATCCCGATAATAGCCTATCAGAAAATATGCATTGTCGTGTTACAATTGATGTTCCTATTAGTTTTGAAGAAGCTAATTTTATTCGAGAAACATTTATACCGCAATACAATCTTAGAGAGCTTATGCTTATACCTGAAAAGGTAGAAGTAGACTCGAATGTCGATCCAATTGATCTTACATTTGAAAGTGTAGATACTATTGTACTAAATCAGATCGAAGCAATTGATAGCGATACTATTGACAAACGAATGCTAATGGAGATATATAGGGACCTCGGACGTAATCTATGATTAAAATTAAAGACATAACCGTAAAAAACTTTATGAGTGTGGGCAACCAGACTCAAGCAATTAACTTTGACAAAGGCGAACTTACTCTTGTGCTAGGTGAAAACTTAGATCTAGGAGGTGACGATAGCGGTTCTAGAAATGGCACAGGTAAAACTACTATTGTTAACGCACTAAGTTATGCAATATACGGTAGCGCATTAACAAACATCAAACGTGATAATCTTATTAACAAAATTAACGGCAAAGGAATGCTTGTTACTATTAATTTTGAAAAAGATAATATTGCTTACAAAATTGAAAGAGGGCGTAAGCCTAATATTTTAAAATATACAGTTGACGGTGAGGAGCATGAAGAAAGTGCTGATGAAAGTCAAGGCGATAGTAGACAAACACAAAAAGTAATTGAAGACTTGTTTGGTATGAGTCATGATATGTTTAAGCATTTAGTTGCACTAAACACATACACTGAACCGTTCCTTGCATTAAAAAATAATGATCAAAGAGCAATTATTGAACAGTTACTAGGTATTACATTACTTTCTGAAAAAGCAGATGCGTTGCGAGAAGAAATGAAACGCAACAAAGATGCTATGGGTACAGAAAATACTAGAATTGAAACTGTTAAAATTTCTAACGAAAAGATTCAACAAAATATTGAGTCTCTAGAACGCAAACAGCGTATGTGGAACGACAGTAATCAAGAAACTATTGATCAATTTGAGAAAAGTATTACTATCTTGCAAGAAATGGATATTGAAGCTGAGATTGACGCACACAAATGTTTAGAAGAATACAATAAACAAAAATCTCAATTAGCAGAAGCAACTCGATGGATAGCTAGTATTGAAGCTGACGATTCTAAACAAGAAAAAACAATCTCTAAACTTGATAACGAAATTAAACTTTTAGAGGAACACAAGTGTCATACGTGTGGACAAGAATTACATGATGAAAAACAAGCAGAAATTTTAAAAGCAAAAGAAGATCAAAAGAAAGAAGCAGCATTACAAATTATTACTAATAGTTCACAGCTGACGGAACATTTAGACGTTGTTAACTCTATTGGAGAACTAGCTTCTTGTCCGCCTACACAGTACGATACGCTTGAACAAGCTCTTGGTCATAAAAATACTGTTGATGGGTTTGTTAAAGACTTACAATCAAAGAAAGACGAAACTAATCCGTACTCAGAACAAATTACAGAGTTACAAGATACTGCTATTCAAGAAGTAAGTTTTGATCTGTTAAATGAATTAACAAAAGTTAAAGATCATCAAGAGTTTTTATATAAACTGTTAACAAACAAAGACAGTTTTGTTCGTAAGAAAATTATTGAGCAGAACCTTGCATACTTAAATCAGCGAATTACATTTTATCTAAGTAAAATTGGTCTGCCACACATTGTAGAATTTCAAAATGATTTAAATGTTACAATTACACAGCTAGGACAAGACTTAGACTTCGATAACCTGTCACGTGGTGAACGTAATAGACTTATTTTGTCTATGAGCTGGGCATTTAGAGATGTGTGGGAAAGTTTATATCACAGCATTAACTTATTATTCATTGACGAACTTGTTGATAGTGGCATGGATAGTGCAGGTGTTGAGTCTAGTATTGGTATTTTAAAGAAGATGACTAGAGAAAGATCAAAGAATGTATTCTTGATTAGTCATAGAGATGACTTAACCAGTCGTGTTAATCATGTACTTAAAGTAATCAAAGAAAACGGATTTACATCTTATAGCAATGATGTTGAAATTGTGGAATAGCTATGGCTACAGACTCTCATGATGAAATGATTGAAGCGTTTCAAAACTACTTTAAGTGGCAAGATCGTTTTGAATATCATGATAGTGATGAGGCTGGCATCAAGGCACGTTTTTGGTTAAGCGAAATACGAAAACATGCAAGTACTAGGAGATTAGAAATACAAGATAAGCGTACAGATAGGAAAGTAGCCAGAAAGGGCATGATCGGTAGACCCAAGAAAGTAAGTACTACTGATGACGACCCCACAATGGACATTCCAGAACAAAATAGTTGAAACACTTCCGGAAGGATGTGAAGGTTTTGTATATTTGATTACAAACCTAACTAACGATCGCAAATATATAGGCAAGAAATTAGCAAAGTTTAAAACTACTAAACCACCGCTAAAAGGCAGAAAGAATAAAAGACGTGGGTACAAGGAAAGTGATTGGAAAACCTATTGGGGATCATCAGATAACTTACTTGCAGACGTAGAAAAATTAGGCAAAGATAAGTTTACCCGGGAAATAATTCATTATTGTCCCAGCAGAGGCGTGTTAAGCTACTTAGAGGCTAAAGAACAATTTGATCGTAGAGTACTAGAAACTAACGATTACTATAATGGCATAATCAATGTAAGAGTAGGCAGTTCGAAGGTCTTAACAGAGGCACTACAAAAAATAAATGGCTCTTAATTTTTATTTTATACACAACTATCAATAATACACAATATATCCTCAGGCAGTACGAACAGCAAATAAACCGTTAAATAAGCCCGCCACGGCGTTGTTATGTGGCCCAAAGTCCGTTCTGATGTGTGACGGTAAGGAATTCTGGTTAACGGCAGAGATATGACAGCACTATCCTTAACAGGACGATGATTGGATACGCCTAGAACAACCGGTTTGCTGTATATTAATAAAACAAATTTTCTAATAGGCTAAAAGAGCAGGTAATTCCTGCAGGTTTACTATGTAAGGTAGTATTTGTATAGTAAACTGCCGTTGTAACAACGAAACTAAGACGGAATGAGTAGGTATCGGATAACCGCCTACGCTATGTTTAATAAAAGCATTGTAGTTCTAATACTATTGTGACTGTGCGAACTCAGATGATGTTCAAAATTCATTCTTGGCCCGGTAACGGGCTAATTGTGACCATACAATCTAGATGATGCTAAAATTGCTTCGCAATTAATATTAATGTTTATTTTTACACTATTAAGTATCTAGATAATTAAAAGCGAAGCATAAGGCTTTGAGCGAAAGCGAAAAAGCAGAACAGCTTTAGCTGTTCTTAAATAAATAACATATATGAATACAAAGTATAGAGGTCTCTTAAAATGCGTTTAAATGAAATTCTGATTGAAAAACAACTTGACGAAAAGCCTATGGGTTTTCTAAGTAAGTGGGCAAACAAGCTAACACCTACTAATGCTGCTACAGGTAGACTGCAGAGTGGCAAGGAAGCAAATGAACTTAAAAAACAATTTCAGATATTTCTTGGACAAAGCAGACAAAAAGCTGAACCAGAAGTTCTTATTAAATGGCTAGCTACTAAAGGGTATCCAACTAAGGGTGCTGAAGCAGAAATGCAAAAAGCTACTACAGGACAAGTAATTGGTAAAGCACTAGGTAAAGGCGTTAAAGCTGTTGGCAAAGGTATTGCAGCAGTTGGCAAAGGAGCTGCCAATGTTGCTAAAGGCGCAGTAGCAGGAGCGAAAGCAGCAAATCCAGCACCAGTAGCAGTAGATAAAAACTTTGACAAGACCCAACGCATGGGTAACTTTGGAAAAGTTGGAATGCAAACAGCATCAGTAGATTTTACAAACAAAGATTCAATCATGGAAGCACTTAGTGGCGGCCAATTAGACAACATTTTTCTTAGAGCGGTTGGGGACAAGTATGCCCAACAAGGTGGCGTTTCTAAAAAAGGAACAGGTAGTGCGCCAGCAGATGCTCAACAAGGCGGAGCACTTGGAGTACCAGGAGCAATTGACGGAGTTAAACAAGGTTTCACAGGCGACAAACCAGCAGCAGCTGGCGCCACAGACGCTAGTACAGCGTCAACAGCAGGTAGTAAGCCACAAGCGGTACAAACACCAGCAGCGCCAACTAATCCAGCTAAACAAGAGCCAGATAATACTGCGGCACCGGCAGCAACTAATGCGCCACAAGCGCAAACACCAGCTAATACAACTGCACCAGCTGAACCACAAGCACAAGCTAATACAACTCCACCGAAAGCAGCAGCGCCGGCAGCACAAACACCAGCTGAGCCAAAAGCAGCAGCACCAGCAGCAACTGATGCTCCACAAGCACAAGCTGAGCCAGAAGCTGAACCAACAACACAAGCTGCACCAAAAGCAGCAGCACCAGCAGTTCAACTGCCTAAAGATATTCAAACACAAATTGATAAGCTAGACGCAAAGCAAAAACAAGAACTTTTAGGAATGCTATAATGAGAATTTCACACTTAACAACAAACACAAAATTAATTACAGAGGGTTGGAACGATCCTAGAATGACATTGTTAGAAACAAAAGTTATTCAGCCTTGGGTTGGTGACATTGAACGTTATGTTGTTGAAGCAAATTTATCACAGGCCCAAGTTGGTGAGTTGTTTAAAAACATTGAAACTGATTCTAACAGCGCCGGTGGTAATAGAACAGGTATTGGTAAAGGTGTTGATGTTGCTAAACTTCCTATCGAAGCAGTTAAGTGGATTGATGGTAAAATTAAAGAGCTAGGTAAAGCAGTACAAAACACAGGCCCAGTTCAAAATATAGACGCTAAGTTCGCTGAACTAAAAACAAAGATTGGCGAAAAAGACAGTAAGGTAGTTAAAGCAGTTAAGGTTGTTAGTGATTGGGCAAAAGCCAATCCAGGCAAAGCAAGTATAGCAGTTGCTATTCTAACTGCGGCAGCAGCAATTGCAGGTGGACCACTAGGCGGTGCAGTAGCAGGTTTCCTTGCTAGAGCTACTAAAGATTTGTTGCAAGGTGAAAAACTTTCAACAGCAGTTGGTAAGTCAGCTAAGACAGCAGCAATTGGTGCTTTGATTGGTATGGCATCAGAATATATTGCAGCTGACGAAATTGAAGCAATTGCAGATGGCGGAGCAAAACAAATTGCAGACCAGGCTGCTAAAATGGGAGCCGACAATCTTAAAGACACTATGGAGTTAATGCCAGATGATGTAGCGGCTGTATGGGAGCAAAATCCTAACTTAGATGTATATGCAAAAACTTATCAGACAGATATTAGATTTGGAACAGGATACGGCGCAAGTTATCGAGGGGTAATGGAAACTGATCAAATAGAACAGCTAGCCAAACTTGCAAAAGAACTAACAAATGCTGAAGCAATAGATAGTTTTAGTAAAGAAGCAAATGAAGCAGCAATTAAGTACGTCGAGTACATGAAAAGTTTAACAGATACAAATGCAGATCTAAATATGGCTGCTGAATATCTTAGTGATGCTAAAGATTTATCAGATGCACAATTAGAAATTCTTGCTAACAGTAAAGCTGATTTAGCATCTACCGTTGAACAACTTAAACAAGCAGCACCAGCAGCAAGTGCAGCAGCACAAGGTGCTACAACAGCAGCAGTCGATCGTAAAAATTCACAAGAAAGTATTGTAACCAAAGGACAAAAACTTTCAGAAGGTCAAGTGTACATGTTGTTTACAAGAGTTGACAATGTAAACACACACATGTTAGAAAACAAATTAATGTTTGAAAGTGTGTTTGATGCAGTATCGTATCAAAACAGACAAGGATTAAATGAAGGACCGTTTGACGCACTTAAAAAAATTGGCTCCGGAATTAAAAAAGGTGTTAAAGCAGTTGGCGGAGCAATCAAAGGCGCAGCTAAACAAATGACTACAAAAGTTACTGCTGAAAAATTAAGTACTGCATGGAAGAAAGCAGGCTCACCTTCAGACTCAAATGAAATATACAACCTCATTAAAGGATTAGGTGTTAATGATGATGTTATTGCAGGTACTTACAACTCAATGAAAATTACTCCTCCAGGTGGAAAGACTCCTACAAAAGCAAGTCCAGCAGATAAAAAATCTGCAAGTGCAGGAGCAAGTGCAAGTGCAGGAGCAAGTGCAGGAGCAGGAGCAAGTGCAGGAGCAGGAGCAAGTGCAACAGACAATGATAAACTAAATTATCCTACAGGCACTCCAGATAATCCAGTAAAAGCAACTGGTGGAGACTATCCAGACGAACCT